TTCTAACGCTGGAACTACGGTGGCTATCGCGTTTCCTGTTTCGCGTTTCACGCAAGCACCTATTGTTGCTTTGTCGTGTAACGATCAGTATTTGACTGCCTATGTTTCAGCGGTAACTTCAGGCACGGTTACGGTAGGGCTACGCAATAACGGTAATGCTTCAAGTAGCGGGACTGTTGTGATTTATGGTTTGGCAACTCAAATGACTAGCGGAACAGCTGCGGGGTAAAAATGTTGAAATGTGAAACAACTAATTGTAGTGAAAAAGACACTGAACATACTGAACATCCTGAAGGGGTAACAGTGTTTTGTGGTGTTTGCGGTGTTGAATTGAGTGTGATTGACGGTGAGTGAGCAAAACCCGAAACCTACTAATCAGGCTTTACTGTTGCAGATTGTTCGTGACATAGAGATACTAAAAGCAAATAGCATACAGATTTTGCGTTCTAGTCAAGATCATGAAACTAGGATTAGGGATTTAGAGAAGCAAGCTAACAGGAACGCTTGGATTCCACCGTTGATTACTGCTGTTGTTACTTCTATCGCAGTTTTTTTGATTAGTAAAGGGTTAGGGTAATGATAAATCCAGGCACATACAACATTACGGTTTGGCAGGGCGCAGACTACGATAAGACTTTCACTGTTACTCAAGGTGGGACAGCGTTGAATTGGAGTGGCTATACTGCACGGATGCAGGTTCGTAACTCTAGCGATGCGACAGCAACCTTATTGAGTTTGACTAATGGTTCGGGTATTACTTTGGGTGGCACTGCCGGCACTGTTGCTTTAGCGATTACTGCTGCACAGTCAACCGCTATCCCCGCAGGTTCTTACGCTTATGATTTAGAGCTTGTTTCATCTGGGTTGCAGGTTACTAGGTTGTTGCAGGGTTCGTTTACTGTTAGCGGGAATGTGACTAGATGAGTGATGTTATTGTTACGACAACTAATTCGGTTACGGATGTTACAACAACTGACGATGTAACAAACATAAACATTACTGAAACGGTTGTTGAGGTTAGTGCTTCTACTGCTGGTGTGCAAGGTGTGCCTGGTGTAAATAGTGACCCTATTTATGTGATTGTCACAAACAAAACAGGAGTTACGCTATCTAAGGGTGCGATTGTTTATACTTCTGGGGCTAACGGAACACACACGCAGGTCAGTTTGGCTAACGCTTCTAGTGATGCTACTTCTGCTAGAACTCTCGGCTGGGTTGTTAGCGACATTCTCAATAATGCTGATGGTTTGGTTTGTGTTGAAGGCTACATTGACGGTATAGATACGCAGGGTATCACTGAAGGTGCGCAACTGTATTTATCTGGCACAGTTTCAGGTGGGTTTACTGCAACTAAACCGGTAGCACCTACACATTTAGTTTATGTCGGTGTATGTAGCAAGGCTTCTGCCGGTAATGGTCGTGTCCTTGTCAAAGTGCAGAACGGTTATGAACTTGATGAGCTACACAATGTCAAAATTGTTTCCCCTCAAAATAATGATTTGTTGCAGTATGTTTCAGGGACAGCGTTATGGGAGAATGTTGCGGCTACTGCGGTTAGCGTTGGATCAGCGACAAATGCAGGGACAGCAACTTACGCTGTAACTTCAGGAACTGCAACTTATGCAACTAACTCAGGGACAGCTACCTATGCTACGACTTCGGGAACTGCTGTATCTATTTCAGGGTCAATAACACGCTCACAAGTCAGTGACTTTACTTCAGGGACAGTTGCTTCTGCTTCTACTGCTCAACAAGCAGGAACAGCTGTTTATGCAAACACTTCAGGCACTTCTGTTTATGCTGAAACTTCAGGCACTTCTGTTTATGCGACTAACGCAGGAACAGCAGTATTCGCTGATAACGCTTCAACAGCAACCTACGCTGTAACAGCAGGAACATCTGTTTATGCAACAAATTCAGGAACATCTGTTTATGCTGATACTTCAGGCACTAGCGTTTATGCAACAAATGCAGGAACTAGCGTTTATGCAGACACTTCAGGGACAGCAACCTATGCGACAACATCAGGCACAGCAGTATCTATTTCAGGCACGATCACTAGAAGTCAAGTCAGCGATTATGCTTCTGGGACTGTTGCTAACATTTCGGGAACTGTTACTCAAAGTCAGGTTTCTAATTTAGTTACGGATTTGGCTGGTAAAGCAGGTTTAGCAGATAACAACACTTTCACAGGCACAAACACTTTTAGTAACTTTACAACTTTTCAAGCTGCCGCTGATACTATCCCTATTCGTGTTTTTGGTGCTTCAGGTCAAAGCGCAGATTTGTTTAGTGTAAATGATTATTTGACTAATACTCAGTTTGAGATTTTGAGTGATGGTAGGGCGCAATCTCTAAAGGGTATTATTGCTACTGTTTCAAGCACCGCATCAGTTCCTTTAGTAGTCAAAGGCATTACAGGGCAAACAGCAAACCTATTAGAGATACAAAACAGCGGATCAACAGCTTTAGGTGCAATAGATGCTTCAGGCAGAGCTAACCTGCCACAAATTTCAGTAGGTTCAACAGCAAATCTAGGTTATGCGCAACTATCAGTAAATACAGGCGGAACAGCAACAAAAGGAATAGTTGTTAGGCGTGTAGCAGGTCAAACAGCAAACCTAGCAGAATTCCAGTTGCAAGACGGAACAATTATGAGCCGCATTGATTCAAGCGGTGATGCCTACTTTGGTTTGATAAACAGTTCATATCAAACTTTGATAACTGCTGGTGGATCAGCAATTCTACCTTTGCGTGTTCGTGGCGCAACAAATCAAAGTGCGAATTTGCAGGAGTGGCAGAGTTCAACAGGTTCAACAGCGGCATGGGTTTCACCGACAGGCATCATCAACATTGTAAATGCTTCACTAAGAGTAAATACTGCTAATACAGGTTTCAATGCTCGTATAAATGTTGCTACTGATGGAACAGGTGTTATCGGGCAAGTCATTAGAGCAACAGCATCTCAAAGCGCAAACTTGCAGGAGTGGCAGGACAGTTCAGGCGGAACAGTTGCTTTTGTTTCATCAGCAGGTTTATTCACTCCAGCAGCAATTCGTCAAACAGGCACAGGAAACCTAAACAGTTTTGGTGGTAATGCTGTTGCAGGACAAATTGTAACTATTTCAACAGGTGGAACAGCTAATAAAGGTCTTGTTGTTCAAGGCATAGCATCACAAAGCGCGAATTTGCAGGAGTGGCAGAACAGCAGCGCAGGAACAGTTTTATCTGTTAGTCCTAGTGGTTTTATTTCGTCAAACTCTGGCGCAAACTTTAACTCTGCATTATTACAAATCGGGGCTAATAACTCTGGCGGTCAAGTAACTTTTTCAAGAGCAACAGCAGTAACTACAAATCCTGGTGCTAATGCTGCTCGCCTGTATTTTAGGGATGGCACTAATGCTGGAACGCTGAAACTTGTTGTTAGGGCTGGAACAGCAGGCGCAGAAACAACAATTTTAGACAACATTCCACAAAGCTAAGGTAAGATAAAAATATGAGTGATTTTGAAGTATCAAACGAATACAAACTAGAAGTGCTAAACAAGCGTTTAGAGGCGTTGAATGTTGAAGGCTGGCATAACGAGGAAGCACGCCTGATCGCACAAGCAACAGGTAACGATGAGGAAGTTGCTCGTCTAACAAACAACATAGACATCATCAAAAACGCTATCGCCACAGTCAAAGAACAGATTACTGATCTAAACAAGTAAGTTTAGGTTGCTAAACTTGCTTTATGACTAAATATGTTGAACCCTTTGCACCTAAACTGAGGGGCGATGAATTCGGCAACCTAGCACCATATCGCAACGGTAGGCCACATAGAGGGCAAGACTGGGCTGCGCCAGAACTATCACCAATCAAGGCAAGTGCTACTGGAACGGTTTTTACTAACGCGTGGAGCGATGTTATCGGCTGGTATGTCACCTATTCAGCAGTTTTAGTTGATGCTAAAGGTGTAAAACATAATGTTTTTATTCAGGATGCTCACTTAGCTAAACAATCAGCGTTGGTCAAGGGCGATAAGGTTGTTGCCGGTGAAACTGTTATAGGTAAAGTTGGTGGAGGTAAATACAAGTCGGGGTCAGCTTCAACTGGGGCGCATTTACATCAAACTATCGGTAAGGCAAATAAGGGGTGGAGTAACCCTGATGTGCATTTAGCACCCTATAAAGATTTACTTGATCCGCTAAGTTTCGTTTAAGGAATAAACATGAAAAACATTATTATCGCTAAAGGTAAAGCTATTTATGAGGTTGTCGCTGAACTGACTTGGCGTGGGTTCGGTATTTTCCTGTTTATTTTAGGTGGTTCGGCTGGTGTAGGTGCAGCACTTACAGGGTCATGGATCAACGGTGTTTTAGTGGCTTGGGGAACGCTAATGTTGGGTTTGTTGGGGGCTGTCGGGTATGCTATCGCAACAACAGGTAGGGCTACACGCGAAACTGTTGCTAAGGGTGCGCAGGATGCGGTTGAGAAAGCCGAAAAACAGGCTGATAAAGGCAAATAAAGCCTAAACACTAGCAGTATCTTGTTTCAAGAATAAAAAGCCGTCTATGGGCGTTTTAGGGCTGTTTTGACCTATATTTGTTGTTGCCTTTTTAGTTTCCGTCTTTG